GATATTCTTTTGGTTTTACTGACTGGAGAGGTGTCTTTGGAACAGAAGGTGCGGCATAATCGCAATCTAGGGTGGGTGTAACAGCCCACCCATTATAATTAACCTTGACTACGAAAGTAGACAATAGCCAAGACAAGGAGAATTAACATGGCTAAATCAACCTTTTCAGGACCGGTTGTATCGAACAATGGTTTTATACAAGCAGGTTCAAATTCAATCGTAAATATTACAGCAGAAACAACATTAACATTTAATGACCATGCAGGTCGTATTATTGAAGTCAATGATGCAGATGGTGCAGTCACACTGCCATCAATAAAATCTGGTGAGCTTGGAGCTACATATAGATTTTTTATTGGTACAGATGCAACTGATTTAGATATTAAGACAGATGGTACAGATAAATATGTTGGCTCAATCATGGTGGCAGTTGATAATGGTGCAAAAAAATCATTTCAACCAGCGGCAACAAATGATGTAATTTCATTAAATGGAGGCACTCAAGGTGGTGATAAAAACTCTTATATTGAAATAACAGCACTTGCAACAGCAGAATATCTTGTACAAGGTGTTTTAATAGGTTCAGGTACAGTAGCTACACCATTTGCTGACAGTTAATAGGAGGATATAATGGCTGATATTACATCAAGCACTATTCTTTCTGAAAATACTCGTCAAGTTGTAATGGCATTTCAATATCAATATGTAGATACTGGAAACGAATCTGCAGTAACTAAAGTTGATGTTTCTACATTACAAGCAAACGCAAATGGTGACGCATGTACAGGTGTTCAAATACTTAAATGTACATGGGTTGTTAAAGGCATGACTGTACAAGTTTTGGCAGATGCATCAACAGATATAATTATGCTAAACCTTGATGAAGGTCAATCTGGTGAAGTAGATTATACTGATGTTGGTGGTTTACCTAACACAAAACAAACTGGCACAAGTCCTACTGGTGATGTAAAATTTACCACTACTGGTGCAGGTGCAGGCGATTCTTATCAGATTGTTTTAACAATGAAAAAGAAATATGGATAAGGTAAATTATGGCAACATCAGGAACAGTTGCATTTAGACCAAATGTTGAAGAAATAATAACTGAGGCTTATGAAAGATGTGGCATTGATATTCAGACAAGAACTGGGTATCAAGCCCTGTCTGCCAGAAGAAGTCTTAATTTATTGTTTTCTGAATGGGCTAATCGTGGCATTAACTATTGGACTGTAACGCAAAGAACACTTAATTTGACAGCAGATACGTCTTCATATGACTTGCCTGCAGGTGTTTTAGATTTACTAGACGTAGTTATTTATGATAGTGCTGACGCAACAAGGTCAGACACAATACTAAATAGAGTTACAATATCTGAATACAATCAAATACCAAATAAATCAGATACAGGTAAACCTAATCAGTATATGCTTGATAAAGGCAGACAATCAGGCTCAAACAATATCTATAAAATATTTGTATGGCAAACCCCTGATAAAAGCACATATAGACTTAATTACTGGTCTATGAACCAATTAGAAGATATTAGTGCATCTAATGAAGATACAGATATACCTTACACTTGGTCAGAGTGCATTTGTGCAGGATTAGCCAGTAAATTATCAGTAAAGTTTGCACCTGATAAATATCCATTACTTAAACAAATTTACAATGAAGCATTTGAATTTGCATCTACAAATGATAATGATGGTGTTAGCTTGAGATTACAACCAACAGGATTAAATCTAAGATAATGGCTAGATTTGCTACAGGCAAAAAATCTAAAGCAATCAGTGATATATCTGGTTTTAAGGTAAAATATACTCAACTTAAAACAACTTGGGATAATTTAAGAGTAGAGCCAGAAGAATATAGTCCTAAACACCCACAGTTAACACCTGCAAAAAATGTTGTAGATGCTACTGCATTATTTAATCCAAGACCAGATAATGACCCAGAAAATGTAGAAATACTTATTGGTTTTACAAAAAATCCTTTAGTTTCAAGATTAGAGAGAAGTCAAACATCTTTTGGTGTGCCTGCATTTGGTAGAATTGGTGGTTTTACACCAGAAGTCGTGCAAAGTTCAACACCTAGTCCATCTGGTCAAAATGGCATTGGTAATCTTGGCACTTCTACATTTACAATAGAACATGAAGAAACAGGTTTAGCAGGCACAGGTGCTATTGGTACTATAACAATATCAAATGAGGTTGATGAAACTGGAATTGCAGGTACAGGTGCAGTTGGAACAACAACAGCAACACCAACAACATATACAGTTACAGTCGTATCAACAGGAAGTGGTAACAAATATGTTATTAATGGAACACAACAAGCAACACTATCACTTACAAGAGGAAATACATATGTATTTGATTGGTCAGACAGCACAGCACAAGGACATCCTTTAAGATTTTCAACAACATCTGATGGCACACATAATAGTGGTTCAGAATACACTACAGGTGTTACAAAAGACGATAGTGCATACAAAACAACCATCGTCGTAAGTGGTGATGCACCAGATAACTTATATTATTATTGTCAAATACATTCAGGTATGGGTGGTGCTATCAATGTATCATTCACAGCATCTGTAACATTAGAAACATCTTTAACTGAGACAGGTGTTGCAGGTACAGGTGCTGTTGAGGGATTTGGTGTTTCAGGTAATGGTAACGTACAAATCAATGTTTCAGGAACATCAGGTGTTGCAGGAACTGGTGCAGTAGGAAATGAAATATCCTCCTTGCAAGTGATTGAAACTGGAGTTGCAGGTACTGGAACAACAGGAACAGAAAGCATTGAGGCTGATTCTATTATAACAGAAACAGGAGTAGCAGGTACTGGTGCAATAGGTAATTATAATACATTTTCTGGAACTGATGTATCTGTTACAGGATTAGCAGGAACAGGAGCAATAGGTTCTGAAAGTATAAGAATTGATTTTACAATCACAGAAACTGGTGTGGCAGGAACTGGTGCAATAGGTACAGAAGTGCCAGAAGCATCAATAACTGAGACAGGAATAGCAGGTACTGGTGCGATAGGTACAGAGGCATTAGAACTTAATGCAGTAGAAACTGGAGTGGCAGGAACTGGTGCAGTTGAGGGATTTGGAGTAACTGGTGATGGAAATGTCCAAATAAACGTAACTGGCACATCTGGTGTAGCAGGTACTGGTGAAATAGGTAATGAAGTATCATCTTCACAGGTCATAGAAACTGGTGTAGCAGGCACAGGTGCTATTGGTACTGAAAGTGTTACTGTAAACCAAGAGTGGGGTAGTGGCACTTGGGGTGATGGAACATGGGGTAATTAAATGAACTTTACACAATTAGAAACAAACATAAAAAATTTTATAGAAGATGATTCAACTGAATTAGATACATCTATACCAGAAATAATTAAGCAAGCAGAAAGTATGATATTTGCTAGATTGCCTAATTTACCATGTTATAGACAAACAAATACTGGTAATTTTGTAATAGGCACAGCCACAATAAATGTGGCAAATGCTAGAATGATTAGACAAGTTCAATTAACAACATCATCAAGCAATGTTGTCTATTTAAAACATAGAACAGACAGTTATATAAAAGATTTTAGACCTAATGCTACGACACAAGGACAACCAGAATTTTATGCAACAAAAAAAGCTACAACTTCTGGAATACAAGTGTTAGTTAGTCCTGTGCCATCTGCAACTTTGGCATATGAGATTGATTTTATAGGTTTAGAAACAGGATTATCCACCACCAATGCTAATAGTTGGATAGGTGATAATGCAGAGCAAGTTTTATTATCTGCGTGTCTTTATGAAACTTCTTCTTTTCTTAAAGCTCCAGATACTGTAAACTTGTATAAACAGCAATTTGATGAAGCAATAGCATTGTTTCAACAAGAAATGCAACGAAACTATGCAAGTGAATACGAAGGAGGCATATAATGGCTATCACACAAGCAATGTGCACCAGTTTTAAATCTGAAATTCTTCAAGAAGGGCATCAGATGGCTACTGACACAATAAAATTAGCATTGTTTACAAGCAGTGCAAGTTTAGGAGCAGGAACTACAGCTTATTCAACCAGTAACGAAGTATCTGGAACTGGTTATACAGCAGGTGGTGTTACTCTTACAAGTACAACTGTTTCAACATCTGGAACAACAGCTTTTTTTGATGCAGATGACCCAGAATTTACAAGTGCATCATTTACAGCTAGAGGTGCTTTAATATACAATTCATCTAATAGTGACAAAGCTATTGCAGTTTTAGATTTTGGTGGTGATTTTACAGTATCATCAGGAACTTTTAAGATAGTTTTTCCAGCGGCAGGAACAAATGCGATTATAAGGATTGACTAATGGCAACCTATGTAAATAATTTAAGACTTAAAGAAATAGCCACAGGTGCTGAATCTGGTACTTGGGGAACTTCTACAAACACTAATCTTGAATTAATTGGTGAAGGATTAGGTTTTGCCACTATCAACATAGCATCTGATGCTAATGTTACAGAAACTGTCGCAGATGGTTCAACAGATAATGCTAGAGCCATGTATATTAAAGTTACTTCAACAACTTTGACAGCCACTAGAACTTTGACTATTGCACCAAATACAATAAAAAGAGTGCATATTATTGAAAACGCAAGTACAGGTTCTCAAGATATTACTATAAAACAAGGTTCTGGTAGCACTGTAACAATACCAAATGGTAAAACAAAAGTTGTTTATCTTGATGGTGCAGGTTCTGGTGGTGCTGTTGTAGATGCATTTACACATTTGTCCACAACAGATTTAAGTGTTGAAGATGATTTAAGTCTTACATCTGATAGTTCTATAATTAATATGGGTGCAGGGAATGATGTAACATTTACACATGATGGCACAACAGGATTAACTATATCGGCAACACCAATATCTATTGATTCCACTGGTGAATTACATCTTAATTCAACCACTGGTGATATTAAATTACAAGATGGTGGAACTGACCAAATTGCCTTTGATTTAGATGGTACAGCAGGTGAAGTCATAATGAAACCTGCAGTTGATTCTGATGATTTGGTTATATCTCAATATGATGGTACTGAAGTAATAAGAGTTGAAGATGATGCTAGTCTTGGATTAGTTGGTAACAAATTAAATATCGCTAATTCATCAAGTGATGTAATTATCAAACCACTTACTGATGCAAAAGATATTATATTTCAACAATATGATGGCACTGCAGTAATGACAGTTGAAGATAATGTTTCATTGGCTATAAATAATGATGTTACAGTTGCAGGTAGAGGTACAGGTACTCAAACAACAGATAATGATGGTGATTTTGATTTAAGTGTGAGTAACTTTTTTAAATGTACACCATCTGGTAATATAACATTAACATTTAGCAATCCTGCAGAAGGACAATCTGGAACAGTTATGTTAATAAATAGTGGTGGTCATACCATATCAGCACATGCAAGTGTGGCTATTAACGCAGATGTATTAACGGCATTAACAACTGCAGGAACATATATGCTTAATTACTATTGTTCTGCATCAAGTGGTGATAACACAATATTGGTAGGTGCTACAGGAGCTTTAACATAAAATGAGTATTCTTCCTGCATCAGGTATAGGTGACGAAAGCACAGGTTTTTATAATAAAGTTGCCACACAATCATTAAGAACTACACGAGGAGATACAAGTTATTTTTATTATACTCCAAGTGCAGGTGATAGAATGTCTGGAACTTTTAATTATTGGGTAAAAGGCGAAGATTTTACTAATACATCTTTAGCTAGATATATATTTCAACCTTATGGTGCTCAAAACGAAGCTAATTTTAGTTTTTTACATCACTCAAGCACTGCAAACATGGCTTTTGGTGGATATGGTGTAAATTATTTTTATACTTCTGCTTTTTTGCGAGATGAAACAAATTGGTATAACATGATGTGGACTTGGGATACCCCAAATGGCACACAAAATAATAGACAAAGAGCATATCTTAATGGTGTTGAATTAACATCTATGGGTAGTGGTACAAGAAGTGGTGTTCGTCAAGAATTAGGGTTTGGTGGTAATTTTCAACACAATTTTTTAGCTAATTATTATCCACCTGCAGGCACAGGTGCTGATAGTTGGATTGGAGGTTATCATGCTTACACAACCTATGTAAATGGATTAGCTTTAGACCCAACAGCTTTTGGTGAATTTAAGAACGGCGTTTGGATTCCTAAAAATTATGAAACCAAACCATCTCAAATATCACAAGGAACAGGAACAGCTATTGGCGATTTAACAAGTCAAAGTGGATTAGCAGGTGCTTTTGATGGAACAAGATTTCATTCTTATGCTGATTCTGCGGCTACAAGTGGTAACCAAGCAACAGGTTATATAGGTAAAAATTGGGGAAGTTCTAAAACAATAACTGGTTTTATTTTGTATTCACCAACTCAATTTGGATTTGTTGGTTCTACAGCTTCAACATTTACAGTAAAACTTTATGGTAAAAATTCAGCACCTTCAAATTCTACAGATGGAACAGTTTTATTTACTTCTTCATCTGTAAATGACAATCTTATAAGTACAAATGGTGAAAGAGGTTCAATAAAATATTTTGCAGATACTACTATTACTTCTGAAGAAACTATTAGCAGTTTTACAACAGATACAGCTTATAGTTATCATTGGGTCACTATAACACCAAACTCAAGTGCATCTGTACATGTTGGTCAATTAGAATTTTATGAAGATGGTAATACTTATTATGGAACTGGTGGGTTTAGATTAGATTTTAATTCTTCTGATTTGAATGTATCTGGTAGTTCAAGAACAGACCCATATGGTTCAGGCACAGACCAACCAAATAATACTATAGCAGATGCATCTGGTTCTGGAAATCATCTAACAAAAACAACAAATATAAATGTTAACGATTTTACATCAAATAGTCCTGAAAATAATTTTGCAAATTTTAGTGACTTAAACAGCAATACAAATGCAAGTATAACTGAGGGTGGATTAAGAACAACTATGGGTGGTAGTGGTAACTATGACGTAGTTAGGTCTGATTTTGGTTTATCTAGTGGTAAATGGTATTGGGAAATTTATGTTGAAGAAAGAGGTTATATATCATCAGTTGGAGTTGATGCAGGATATAAAGGAAATAACGTTAATGCAGAACATTGGGTAACATTTGGATATGGTGGTTGGTTTATTACTTATAATAGTAGTGTTGCTCAGTATCAAGTAAATCAAAATTCAAGTGGTGGAACAAATTGGAGTGGTGCAACTTTACCAGCAAATGGTGATATTGTAATGATTGCTATTGATGTAGATAACAATAAAATATGGTGGGGTTTAAATGGAACTTGGTATAACTCAAGTGGTACAGCAAATCCTGCAACTGGAACTGATGCAAGAGTTACATTAACATCAGACAAAACTTGGCATCCTATGGCAACTTTAGGTACTGGTGGTGCAGGATATCCAAACGCAAAAATTAGATTTAACTTTGGACAAGAAAGTACATTTCAAGGTGGCAAGAGTGCAGGAACAAATACGGATGGAAACGGCAACGGCTTGTTTCAGTATGCACCTCCAAGTGGTTATTTAGCGTGTTGTTCAGCTAATCTTCCAGACCTTACAATCGGACCTGATAGTAGTACTAATACAGATGACCATTTTGATACATTTTTGTACACAGGAACAAATGCAACAAACAGAAATCTTGCTGTAAATAATTTTACACCAGATTGGGTATGGTTAAAATCAAGAAGTCAAACAGACAATCATGTTGTAATAGATGTATTAAGAAAAAATGGTTCAAATTTTCCAAATTTACATCCAAACAATACAGATGCAGAAGCCAATGACACACATCCAAAAAGAATTACAAATGGCATACAAGTGTCTGGTGGTCTTTATGATAATAGTGGTGTTAATTTTGTCGTGTGGAATTGGAAAGCAGGTGGTGACCCTGATGACGTTACTGGCAATTTTATAAAAGATGGTGTTGCTTTTACACCAACACAAGGCAATATAGACGCTAATAGTATAAGTGTTAATACTACAGCAGGATTTTCTATAGTTGAATTTACGTCTACTGTAACATCTAGTAGTAGTGAGAGTGACCCTCCACATACTGTAGCACATGGATTAGGTGTAAAGCCTAGATGGGTTATAATAAAAGATAGAGATGGGGGAGCTTACCCACGTTGGAATGTATGGCATCCCGGATATCAGCCAGACCAAACATATTTAAATTATCAATTATGGTTACACCTTACAAATGCTTCAAATAATCAAGGTTGGACAAGAGCGGATACTGGCATGACAACAAATCTTTTTTGTTTGCCAACTTATCAATATACAGAAAATGGTAAAGATTATATAGCTTATGTCTTCAATGAGGTTGAGGGCTTTTCAAAATTTGGACATTATATCGGCAATAATTCCACAAACGGAACTTACACATTTCTTGGGTTCCGACCAAAATTTCTCATTATAAAAAGAGCTAGTGATACTGGTGCTTGGCAATTACTTGACAGCAAAAGAAATACATTTAATTCAACAGATACATATTTATATACGCCGGGAAATGGTGCAGAGGTTGATGGTTCAGGATTAAGCACCCCTATTAATGTAGATTTCTTATCCAATGGCTTCAAAGTACGGACAACAGAATCAGTTTATAATAGTAGTGGTGCAACATTTATATACATGGCTTTTGCCGAACAGCCATTCAAATTGTCAAACGCTAGGTGATAAAGGAGATAAATAATGCCTTGGAAACATAATGGTAGAGAAATAAAAACAGGAAAAGCATGGGTAGCAGATAATGGCACTCAACATCCTGCACAATGGTCGAGGTGGTCAAATGAAAAGAAAACATCAGAAGGATTAACATGGCAAGACCCACCTGCATCTCAAGAACCTTTTAACGAAAGGTTTTATTGGGGTAGACAGGCAGATGGCACTTTAATTGAACGTAATCTTACAGACATAAATTCAGTTGATGATGATGGTAATCCAATAATTGACCCAATGACAGGAAGACAAGCTGTACAACTAGGCTTAAAATCTATTTGGATAACTCAAACAAAAAGAACGGCACAAGAAAAGTTATCTAAACATGATTGGATGATTGTAAGAAATGCCGAAAAATCTACAGCCATTCCCACTGATATAACAACATATAGAGATGCCATCAGAACAAAATGTGCCTCTATTGAAACAGCTATTAATAATTGTTCTAATTTAACACAATTTATGGCTTTATTTGATGCACCTGTTGATAGCAATGGCAATCCTACTGGTGACCCTGCACCAATAAATGATTTTCCAGATGAGATATAAAAATGCCTCAAAAGAAATTACAGAAACAATCTATCTACGCAGAATATGATGAAGATGGAGATGGCATAGTTTCTGATGAGGAGCTAAGTCATGTTACTGAAATTAAGAAATTAGAACATGATTTACGCAAACAAAGGGCACAAAGAAGAATGGCAACTGCCAGTTTGGTTGGTATGGGTGTGTTTACTCTTGCTCTCTTTCTGGTGGATATTGACAGAGTTAAAGCCTTATCAGATGTTTCTAATCTTTTTTATATTTCTGGTGCAGGCATTGTTGGTGCTTATATGGGTGCGTCTGCTATAATGAATAGGAATGGAAAATGAAGCCCGCCTTCGTTTTGTTATGCTATCTAGCAGGTAATCCTGCAGGACAATTACATATGGCAAATGTAAATAATTGTAATTATTTTAAAGATAGACTTGCCAATCAAACTGTTAAGATTGGAGAAGATACACAGAAATACGACTGTTATTGTAAATTAGTAAATGTAAATAAACAAATGAGGTTATGGTAATGTTACAAGCACTAATCGGACCTGTTACTGGGTTATTAGACAAATTTATTGAAGACAAAGACCAAAAAGCGAAGTTAGCTCACGAGATAGCTACCATGTCTGAAAAACATGCTCAGGAGGCTTTACTTGGTCAATTAGAAATTAACAAAGCAGAAGCACAATCAGGGTCAATATTTAAAGGTGGGTGGCGACCTGCTGTTGGATGGGTGTGTGCTATTGCGTTTGCCTATCATTTTATACTTAAAGATTTAATTATCTTTGGTGCTACGTTTGCAGGTGCAGACTTACCAGAGCTACCAGAATTTGATATGGGCACACTTTTAACTGTTTTAGGTGGTATGCTTGGCATTGGAGGACTTCGGACATATGAAAAACAAAAAGGTTTAACAAAATGAAATTTCAAGATAAAATAATTTGTGAAAGATGCCAAGTTGCAATGACAAAGACAACCATAGAAAATGTTTGGAAATGTCCTGTTTGTGGTGTTATTGAAAATAAAAGGTTAGAAAGATGAATATAGAACAACTTAGAGAAGAATTAAAAATAGATGAGGGTGTAAAATACGAAGTGTATCTTGACCATTTAGGTCTGCCGACTTGCGGGATTGGTCACTTAATTAAAGAAACTGACCCTGAACATGGTCTTGAAGTTGGAACTGTAATTAGTGAAGAAAGAGTAAATGAACTTTTTGATGAGGACATAAAAGTTACTATAAGTGAATGTGAAGATTTATTTAATAATTTCAACGACTTGCCTGAAGAAGCACAGTTAATATTGGCAAATATGATGTTTAATATGGGTAAGCCACGGCTTAGTAAATTTGTAAATTTAAGAAAAAATATTGAAGAAAAAGACTTTCCTTCATCTGCTATTGAGATGCATGCAAGCAGATGGAGAACACAAGTGCCTAATCGTGCAAAAAGACTGATTGAAAGAATGAAGGAAGTAACTTGAGTTTAAGGTTATTAAAATTTAGACCCGGTGTTGTCAAAGACATAACAGAATATTCAGCAGGTAAAAACGGCCCTTTTTATGTTGATTCAAACCTTGTCAGATTTGTAAATGGATATCCCAAAAAAATAGGTGGGTGGCAACAAGAAGATTATTTTAGAACAACATCAACTTCAACAACAACACTTGTGCAGGGCAAGCCAAAAAAGATGATTTTCTGGAGAAGTCTTGATGATGGTGCAGATAGAATTGCTTTGGGCACTTCATCACATTTATATATTCTAAAAGCAGATGTTTTGTATGATATAACACCACTCAGAAAAACATCATCATCATTATCTAATCCACTTGCAACAACAGATGGTATACAAACAATTACAGTAACAGATACATCTCATGGTGCTGTTACAGGTGATTACGTTGTATTAGACAGTGCTTCAGCAATAGGTGGTATATCTGCTGATACATTAAATCGTGTTGAAGGTTATGAAATAACAAAAATTAATGATGACAGTTATAGAATTGATATTGGTGAAAACGCATCTAGTACAGTTGCATCTGGTGGTGGCACAATGAATATAAAATATTTAATAGGCAATGCTGAAAGTGTTGGCATAGAAAGTTCAGACCCTGCTCTTGGTTGGGGTGTTGGTGCATGGGGAGACAGCACTTGGGGAACTGCAAGGTCAACATCAACATCTGATGTGTCGTTAGAAGCAACACAATGGTCATTACAAATATGGGGTGATGATTTACTGGCTTTAAATAGATTAGGTCAATTATATTATTGGGATACATCTGGTGGCGAAAATCAAAGAGCAGTTTTAGCATCCAGTTTAAGTGGTGCATCTGGTATACCTACAGAAAATAGAATGATGAGCATATCATTTCCAGATAGACATTTAATATTAGCAGGAACAAAAAATATTGTTGATGATGTATTTGACCCAATGTTAGTAAGATTTTCTGACCAAGAAGATTTTACAAATTTTACTGTAACAGCAACAAATACAGCAGGTGACCAAAGATTAGAAGTTGGTAATAAAATTATTGCCATCACACCTACAAAAGATGAGACTTTTATAAATACAGATGAAGCAGTGTATGGCATGACTTTTACAGGTCCGCCGTTTACTTTTTCATTTAGATTATTGGCTGTAAACTGTGGTGCTGTTGCAATCAATGGAACGATTAGTGTTGATGGCAGTGTATATTGGATTGGTAAAAGTAATTTCTATTTTTACAATGGCAATGTGCAAGAGCTTCCCTGTCCTGTAAAACAGTTTGTTTTTGACAGGATGCAAATTAGATATCAAGACAAAATTCATGTTGGGCATAATAAAAAATTCAGTGAGTTGACATGGTATTATGTAAGCACAGCAAATGAAGCACAAAATAATCCAGAGCCAGATAGTTACGTGACTTATAATTATCAAGAAAATGTATGGTCTATAGGCTCATTACAGAGAAATGTATGGTCAGATGCTACAGGATTTAGAACAGTGCCATTTGCTTTTGATAAAGATGGCAGATTATACAATCACGAAACAGGAACAAGTGATAATGGTTCAGCAATGAATTGTCATATTGAGACATCTGAGGTTGAGATTGACGAGACAGGCAGTAGATTATATATGATTGATAAAATTGTGCCAGATGCATCAATGACTTCTGAAACAAATCTATTAGTAGAATTTAAGTCAAGAAAATATCCACAAGCCACAGAAATAACAAAAGGGCCGTTTACAGTAACATCATCAACTAGAAAAGTCAGCACCAGAGCTAAAGGTAGACAGATAGCTATCAAATACTCAAGCACTGGAACAGATGATGACTGGACTATTGGAGATTTTAGAATTAATGCCAGAGAGGATAGTTTGAGATGACAGTTAGATTGCCAATACCACCAACAGTAATATCAGCACCTGCACCTGCAGAGGCTTTTTTGGGTAAATTTAATGCAATGATAGCTTTTAATCAAAATTTAATATCAGCTTTAGAAATAAAAGAATTGCAGAACAGCAATCAAATTCTTACTTCTAATCAGGATACGGAAGACAGAGCAACAGCAGTGGGGTTTTTTCTTGGCTAATAATTTTATAAATGCAAAAAAAGATTTAACGACTACAGATAATACAACTATCTATACATGCCCTAGTGCAACGCAGTCAGTAGTCAAAAGTATACTTGTAAATGATGATAGTGGAAGTGGCTCAACACTAAATTTAACTCTTACATCTGGCACAGATGTGTTTTCTATTTATAAAACTAAATCTATATCTGCCAATGAAACAGTTGAATTATTGACGCAACCCCTTATAATACAAGAAAGTGAGATTTTAAAAGGTCAAGCAGGTAATGCAAATAGATTGCATGTAATAGTTAGTCTAATGGAGAAGACTTAATGGCAAAAGTTGTAAATCCTGATGGAACAGTAACAGATACTTCTGGTCAATTTGGTTCTGGATTATATTTGCCAGAAACTAAAGAAAACATATTTGGTGCATTTTCATTAGCTGATACTCAAGAAAACAATAACAACAATAATAATTTATTTAATTATGGTGTTTATCAAATTGCCACGCAAAAACCACCAGAAGATGTAAATCTACAGGCTGTCTATGGCACAACTGCAATGCCTGTGTTTAAGTGGGTAAAAACTATTCAGACAGGTCAAAGAACCTATGACCCTAGTAGTGAATTCGACCAAGAGATGATGAATAAATATAAAGGCATAGAGCAACAAGGTTTGCCTGAAGGATTTTTGACCCCAGAGCAGATAGAACAACAACTCATAGATGATTCAGTAAGAACACTGGGTTCAACAGCGGCTCTCAATGTAGGAATGAGCCTTGGTGACCCTATGCTTGCAGGTGAGTCATTACCAACAAAAATTACAGAGGGTCTTAAAAGTAGTGTTGGATTTGGTATGCCAAACACTGCAGTTAGTGAACTATCTCAAAAACAATTAAATATAATTGATAAACAAGATTTAATATATGACCCAAAATTAGCCACTAAAGAAACTGCAGAGTTCTTTAAATTAGGTGATGTCTATGACCAAGCCTCTAAATCAGGTCAAACTGTACCTCTTGGTGGTGGTAAAACTGCTTTTAGAAAACAAACAACAACAACAACTGCAAGAGAACCTTCAATAACAGGTGGTTTTGAAAAAAGTGATATTGAATTTGATATGGGCACTAAAGGTGGTCAGACTACTACAGATAACATGATTGCAGGGTTAGACGATAAGGCACAAACTAGATATAAAGAAGCAGGCATTGGAACTGGTGCTGATGTTCCTAAAGATGCTCCCGGCTATGGCTCAAGAGTGTATGACAGAGCTACAAGTAGTCAGTACATAACATCAAGTATGGTGACTGCAGGTGTTGATTTTGGAATAAGGCTATTACAGGGTGAAGATGCAATGGATGCGGCAACATCAGCGGCAGATACTGGTATAGGAACATATATTGGAGGAGCACTAGGAGGTCCGGTTGGAGCAATCATAGGAGCTACAGTTGCACCAAAGATTTTTGGTAGAGTTATTTGCAATGAATTATGCAGACAAAATCTTATGACAAAAGAAGATGTGGTGCTTGATTTAAAATTTACACAAAAATATTTAACACCACAGCACGTAAATGGCTATCATGCATGGGCTGTTAATGTTGTAAGACATCTTAGAAAAGGTAAATATATTAAATTATGGAAACACATTGCACAGCATAGATGCAATGAAATCAAATACATAATGGGCAAAACTGACAAACCAGATTATCTTGGTAAAATATACAGGCATGTTTTTGAAACAACTTGTTTCATTGTTGGTTATTTTAAAAAACAAACTGATTGGTCAGTTTTATACAAAGGAGAAAAAAATGGCACTTGAAGAAATGGGCATAAATATGCCACCAGAAGCCAAGCAAGCTTTAAGCAGACCATCTGAAAAGATGAAAGTTGTGTTAATGTCAAGATTGGCAGAGATGTCACCTGAAGAACTACAGTCACTTGATAAGGTGATTACACCAGAGGTTTTGGATGTAATAATGAAACTTCTTCCAGAATTAGGAGCTTTGATTGAGCAAGTGATGCGAAGTGAGCCACAGGAAGATATGCCACCACAGGAAATGGCACAGGATGACATGCAAGAAGCTAGAATGGCACAGAATGAGATGCCACAAGAAGAAATGAATATGGCAGGAGAAAGAATGCCAGAAGAAGATATGGGTGCTTTGGCAAATATGACATGATAATTAGAAAAGCAAATATGCTAGATATATCAGCGATTATTTATTTATTATTTAAAATGCATGAGGAGACAACAATAAAACCACCAAAGATAAATTCAGTAAAGCTTTTAGAAAAGATTAATTATCTTTTTCACAAAGGCATTGTTTTGGTGGCAGAAGTTGATAACAAAATTGTAGGTTCTATCGCAGGTCAGGTTACTGAGGATTGGTGGTCTGATGAAAAATATATAGCAGATGCGTGGTTTTATGTTTATAAAACTAATAGAAAGAGTTTAGTAGCAAAAAAATTAATTATACAGTTTATGAAAGTTGCAAAAGAAGCTAAACTAAAATTAAGGTTAGGTCACATTTTTTCAGGTGATATGGATAGAAAAGATAAATTTTTTACAAGAATGGGTTTACAAAAGGTAGGCTCAACATTTATGGAGGTGTAAATGGGTGGATTGTGTACTGTATCAGCAACACCATTACCAGATTATAAAGAAACAGTAGGTCAAACACAACTACCCGGTTTTGTAGCGGCAGGTGGTAAAGAGATTTATGAACAAGCTAGGGAACTAGCATCAAGTGAGTTTCCACAATATGAAGGTCCGAGATTCGCAACTTATGGAACTGATGAACAAGGAAATCCACTGAGACTAACAGAAAGAGAACGAGAAGGATTAGATTTATTAGCCAATAACACAGGCTATCAAGAAGTATTAGATGATGCTACTGCTATGGCAGGAACTTTAGGTCAAGGCTATGAGGGCTTTGGGCCGTTTGATATGGATACAGCCAGACAATATCAAGACGTATATCAGACAGCAATAGACCCTGCATTAGAGCAACTTGAAAGAGAAAGACAGACAAGACAAAGACAAAATAGTGCAGATGCTATTAGAGCAGGTGCATTTGGTGGCTCTAGGCTAGGCGTGAGGGAAGCATTGACAGATGCAGAGATAGCAAGAGCAGGTTCAGATTTACGAAGACAGGCAGGAAGAGAGGCACTTGAATTTGCCTCACAAAGGTTTGATGCAGATAGATTAGCAGA